CGATCTCTGGCGGCCTCGGCTCTCTTGTCCAGAAGAAACGCTTCGACGATCTCATCGGACACGGCAGACATTACTATTAGGTTACACAAGGTCAATCGACCGAGTGTGACCTAATTTTTTTGTCCGTTTGGAGGTGAGGACATGGCCGACTATGCTTTTAGAACCATCGGGGACCGCCTGGAAATTCAAAGGCTATGGGAACAGGGATACTCCCCGAAAGAGATCGCCGGGACCGTCGGGAAGTCCCTGGACGTGGTTTATACGGAACTTTCCCGGGGCCGGGACGGGACGCGCCTGCCGGACCAGCGCCTGCGGTACAGCGCGGAACTTGCCCAGCGGAAGGTGCAGCAGTCCCTGGAGCGGCGGGGCAGAAAAGCCGGAAAGCCCACCGACGGCAAGGCGGCGGGCCAGTAAGGACGCCAGAAAGGAGAACCGCATGGGACAAGAAGAACCCAAAGGGCGCAGGGCTTTTCGGAAGATCCTGGAGGATCGAAACGAAAAAATGAGGCGACTTTTGATGAAGATGGAGGCAGAGGACGCCAAAAGAGAGGCCAAGGACGCCGCGAGGGAGCAGAGGGCGATCAGGGAGGCCGTGGAGGAGGCCAAGACGTTCCGGGAGTACCTGGAGGCGGAGGGCATTTCATACACCACCCTGCTGCACCTGATAGCGTTACAGGAGGACATGAGCAGTCTTGCCCACAATATCCTCCTGGGCTATGAACACGGGGAGGGCTGGCCAAGTGGGACCTGACGAAAAGAACACCGGCCCGCTGGCGGTTTACATGGACGGCCAGCCGGTGGGGATCGCATACGGCGAGATCCAGGAGATCTCCATGGTGGCGGAAGAACCCGCGGAGGCCATGCCGCCGGCCGTGATCTCCGGCGGGTCCATGACCATCACACTGGAGCAAGCCAGCGAGGCCGTGAAGTCACTGACGGGGGCATGGGACGCGGTATGTACGGCCATAGAGCGGGCCGGAAAGGCGCTGGCCAGGGTATGGCAGGCCGCCAGGGTGGCGCTGGAGTTCCAGGAGGCCATGCGGTGGGCCTCTGTCTACAACCGCCCCCTGGCCTATCGCTACCGGCACACAAAGAAAAAGCGGACCCGGAAGAAGTACGCCAAGCGGATCCTGACCTGGTATCGGGAGGAGGTCCTGTAAATGTTGAGGCTGACGGCGAACAAAACCAAACTTTACACACTGGTGGCGGATTATGTGGACAACCTGCCGCCCATGAGAAAAGCCACGTTTACAAAGTACCCGCGCACCCCTGACTATGCCCTGGAGTGGGCCACGGAGCGGGAGAAGGGCCGCGCCTTTCTCTCTGCCTGCATGGGCCGCCCCCTCCTGAAAATCGACATTGACGAAAAAGAAACCGGGCGGCTGGTATGGGGCGCGTACAAGTACATAGACCTGCAGGGCCTCCGGGAGCGGGGCATGGTGAAGGAGTACGTCACGGCGGCGGAGCGCCGGCGGATAGAAAGGGGTGCCGAAAATGGTGGACTTTCTCCCGCTACCTGATAAGGAATACCAGGTGATTTATGCGGATCCCCCATGGGAGTACCGGCAGCACGGGGCCACGGCCAAGAGCCGGGGAAACGCCGCCAAGCACTACCAGACCATGACAACCGAGGACATATGCAAATTGCCAGTGCGGAAAATCTGCGGGGGGGGGCCGCCTGTTTCATGTGGGCAACTTTCCCAAACATCGCGGAGGCGATCAAAGTCCTGGAGGCGTGGGGGTTCACCTACAAAACCGCCGCTTTCGTGTGGGTCAAAAAGAACCGGAAGAACGGCGGGAACTTTTGGGGCATGGGCGCCTACACCAGGGCAAACGCGGAGGTTTGCCTGCTGGGGGTGTCCCCGGGGTTCAAGGCCCGGGATCGGGTACGTAGTCACCGGGTCCACCAGGTGATCGAGGCCTCTTTTGAGGGGCACAGCAAGAAACCAGACGAAACGCGCCGGCGGATCGTGGAACTGCTGGGGGACGTTCCCCGGCTGGAACTGTTCGCCCGGGACCGCGCCCCGGGGTGGGACGCATGGGGGAACGAGGTTCCGCCGGCGGAATAGGAGGAACCAATGAACGAACGGAGGCGGCGCCCGGCCCGACTGGAAATCGGCCAGGAGGTGGTGCGGACGCCGGAAACCATCTTCGAGGAGGCGCACGGAAAGGCCATCCGGCGGCCCATGCGGGGGCGGGTGGTGTATATCCACCCCAGGGGCCGGTTCCATATCGTGGCTTTCGAGGTGCGCGGGAAAACCATCAAAGAAACCTTTCAAGGTGTGGAGGTATAGACCATGAGCAGAAAAGCGGAGTTTTTGAAGATCTGGACCGAGCGGGTACAGCGGGACTATGCGGACGCCCTCCTGGCGTGGCTGGAGCGGGAAACGGACTTTTTCGAGGCCCCCGCCTCCACCAGGCACCACGGAGCGCACCCTGGCGGCCTGCTGGAACATTCCCTGAACGTGTACCACCGCCTGCGGGCCATCGTGTGCGTGGAAACCTACGGGGCCACCACCTCCGACCTGCTGGCGGAGGACGTGGAGGAAACGGTGGCCGTCCTGGCCCTGCTGCACGACGTGTGCAAGGTGAACTGCTACCACACCGAAACCCGCCGGCGGAAGAACCCGGAAACCGGATACTGGGAGGACTACCAAACGTATGCGTTTCGGGACCCCCTCCCACTGGGCCACGGCGAGAAAAGCCTATACCTGATCCAGCGGCACATGGACCTGGAGCCGGAGGAGGCCCTGGCCATCCGGTGGCACATGGGGGCCTATGACAACGCGGCAAAGGGTGACGGCCGCGCCCTTTCGGCGGCCATGGAGGCCACCCCGTGGGTGTGGCGACTCCAGCAAGCTGATATGTGCGCGGCCTGGGTGGATGAACGGGAGGCGGCGGAGGAATGAAAAAGACCCTTTGCAAGCCCTGCGCGGTTGAGATCGCCGCCCGCAGGGATCGGGAGGTCAAGCAACTGCCTGGACGGTCCGAGAAAATCACCTGCGACAAGTGCGGACGCCGGCGGTACGGCCTGCCCTATGAGGTCAAGCGAGTATTTTTCACGGGAGGGGCCAGGAAATGAGCCAACGAAAAGCGAAAGAATACCGCCAGGCCATGGAGCAGTACAGGGGCGTGGTGGTGGACGTGGACGACCTGAAACGCCGGATCGGGGCCATGGAGGCCCGCCACCGCCGGGAGGACCGCGACAAGGTGGAGGAAATCCGCCGGCGCCAGGAGGCGATCAGGGAGCGGGCCGACCTGGAGCGGGCCAAGGCCATGGAAAAGGCGGAGGCAGCACGGAGGGCGGAGCGGCGGCGCAAGAGCGAACAGCGCCGGCGGGCAGTTCGCCGGCGGCGGATCACCGCCGTGGCCTGCCTGGGCGCTGTCCTCCTGGCCATGGTGTGGGCCATCGCTATGGCCTGCGCGGCGGCCGGAGAGGAGGAAACAGCCCTGCCCACGCCCGTGGCGCTGGCGCCGGTGTCCACCGTGACACCAGAGGCGGGAGAGGACCCGCTGGAGGCGGAGAAGATCGAGGCCGCCCTGCTGGAACAGGGGTATTTCTCCGAGGAGATCCCGCTTTCCTACGACCTCCAGGACGTTATGCGGACCGCCTGCGCGGAATACGGGTGCCCCTACACCCTGGCCCTGGCCGTGGCGGAGGTGGAAAGCCACTTCGACATGGACGCCGTGGGTGCCGTGGGTGAGGTGGGGGTCATGCAGTTAAATCCGGGGCCGGAAAATACATACTGGATCAACCTGCAGGCGGAAACCAACCAGGACCCAACCACGCCGGCCGGGAATATCGTCTGCGGGGTATACCTGCTGGGGACCCACCTGATCAACTATGAGGACACAGAAAAGGCCCTTATGGCCTACAACATGGGGCCGGCCGGGGCACTCCAGGCGTGGGAGGACGGGATCACTTCCACGGAATACACCGAAAAGGTCACGGAGGCCATGGACCGCTGGGAGGCGGTGCTGGGTTGAAACCGTTCAATTTCAACGAGGGGAGCCGGGAGCAGACCAGACGCGAGGCGGTGGCGCGGGCCAGGTTCCACCGCTGGCAGGCCCCGGGCCGCTCCAGGGTGGTCCACCCGGAACATGGGGCCATCGTGGTGCCCCACGCCTCCAACCTGGCCGCGATCCTGAACGCGGCGGAGGTGTGGCGGTGCGACTGGGCGACAATCCTGGACGCAGAGGTGTGGGCCGCCGACCCGGCGGAGCCGGTGGCCAAAATGCCAATACATATTTAATAAAGGAGGACAGGCTGGTGATCATCGAGGAAAAGGGCCTGGTAAAGGCCATAAAAGCAGCATACCGACATAGCGGGTACACCGTCCTGAACCAGGGCGGGGAGGTCACGATCTACACGGAAGGGTGGTTCGTGCGGTGCCTGTGGACCAAACTTCCACGCAAGGCGCTGGCCATCATCGTGGAACACATGGGCATGATCCCGGACGACGGCGAGGCCATGGCCATCGAGAAGGACGACCAGCCCCAGGCCGTCATGGCCGGGATCGTGAGCGACGATGTGGCCGGGTGGATGGGCGGAGAGGCGGCCAGTATGGCCTCCTATGTCCCCGTCACCTTCCGGGGGTATCAGTTATTCCAGGAGGTGAACGGCCGCCAGGCGTATGGCGTGGATCCCACCGCCCTGGCCATCGTGGAGCGGGTCACGGCGGAAATGGGGACGGCCGCTATTTCTGGAGGCCGGGCGCTGGCCTGGAGCCACGACGGGGAAACCGTCATGCTGGGCGCAATCAGGAAAACCACCTGGGCGTGGGACTGGGAGCGGACCGTGTGGGAGGCCCTGGAGAGCGTGGACCTGCACAAAAAGGAGGGCTGAACGTGACGGAGTTCGAGAGGATCACGGCCTCCCCTGCCATCCTGGGGGCGTTCCTGGGGTCCCTTCCCTGCCTGGAGGGTCCATGGGACGACGCCTTTCACCGGGAGTTTTGCGACAAGTGCGAGGCGGAGAACTGCGACGCCTGCCCACATAAGGCAGAGCGGAACAGTCCGACGTGGTGGCTGGGACTGATCCACACGGGGGCCGGGCCAGTGAAAACGGAGAGCCGGAACCCATACCAGAGGCAGGCAGCGGACCTACGCCTGGAGGCCATGCACCAGCGGGACCGTTTCGGCCGCGACCTGCTGGCCCGGGAACTGGAGAGCGCGGCGGCCACCATTGAGGAACTGGCGGCAGAAATGGAGGCGCGGACCAATGGAGAACCGGGCCTTTAATATGGATTGCATGGAGGCCATGCGGTCCATGCCGGATCAATGTTTCGACCTGGCCGTGGTGGATCCACCATACGGGATCAAGATAAGCAACAACATGGGGCGGCGGAAGGGTGAGCGGCCGAGCGAATACAAAAAAGTGACCTGGGACGACACGCCACCGCCGCCGGAATACTTCACGGAACTGGTGCGGGTGTCAAAAAACCAGATCATTTTCGGGGCCAACCATTTTGTGAGCCTGATCCCGGCGGCGGATAGTTCGTGCTGGATATGCTGGGACAAGGGATTTTCCAGTGAAGTGTCCTTTGCCTCCTTTGAACTGGCCTGGACCAGTTTTGACAGACCGAGCAAGCGCGTGGCGCTATCCTCCGCCCAGGCCGGAAGGATACACCCAACGCAAAAGCCGGTGGCGCTGTATGCCTGGATTTTTCAACACTATGCAAAGCAAGGGGACCGGATCCTGGACACACACCTGGGGAGCGGGTCAAGCCGGATCGCCGCGTGGGACGCCGGCCTGGACTTCACAGGGTACGAGATCGACCCGGAGTATTTCGAGGCCCAGGAAAAGCGGTTCCAGCAACACACCGCGCAAATGTCCCTGTTCGGCGGGGGGGGGGGTATCTGATCACAATATACATTTTTAGGAAAATGAAAGCCACCTGCGCCTGGTGCTGACAACACGGCGCAGGTGGCAATATAAGCGACGGAGAAACCGTCCTGGATACCTATATTATATCAGTTCCCCGGGAGGTTCGCAACGGATAATTTTTCGGCGGGGCCACGGCCCCGTAAGCGCCGGTAAGAGGCATTAGTAAAGTGACCAGCACCCGTAAAGGAGGGGGCACCATGCCATACGTACACAGGGTGGTGCAGGCTGGCCGGACCGTCGAACACAGGAAAATGCAATCCTTCCGGGTCCACACCAAGGGGGTCAAGCGCGGCCCCAATAAGGGGACCACCACGGAAAAGCAAGCCCGGATCAACGAGCGGGTGGCAGAAGAACACCTGCGCTGGGACCTGAACGCCAACTTTGACCACCGGGACCTCCACGCCGTCCTCCACTACTACGACAAGGACACGACCTTTGAGGAGATCCTGGCCCACAAGGCCGCTTTCCTGGCCAACCTTCGGAAAGCCTGCCGAAAGCGCGGGATCCAGTACAGGGCGGTGGTGGTGATCGAAACCAAGCGCATGACCAACCCGCACATACACGTGGTGATCAGCCGCATGGACCCGGAGATCATCACCGAGGCATGGGAGAACGTCCCCAGGGGAGGCGGGGGTATCAGTTTCAAGCCCCTGGACCGCCGGGGGAACCATGCAAAACTGGCGGCCTACCTGATGAAGGAAAGCCGGTCCACCATGGAGAAGTACCGGGAGGCAGGAAAGCGGGGAAAGCGGTACAGCAAAACCCAAAACATGACCAAGCCGGTGATCACCTACAAGGTGGTGTCCGCCTCCTCCTGGAGGAATGAGCCAAAAGCGCGGAAAGGCGCGGTCCTGTATAAGTTCGACGACGGGGCGACCTGCAAAACCGGGTGGCACGAAATGACGGGCTACCCATACCAGGAATATTTCGAGGTTTTCAACGAATAGGAGGACAAGCCCATGAAAATTTACATAGCGGGAAAGATCGCCGGGGATCGGCGGTATCGGGCAAAGTTCCGGGAGGCAGCCAAGGTCCTGGAGGCGGCCGGCCATGTGGTCCTGAACCCCGCCACCCTGCCGGACGGATTGACCGACGGGGACTATATGCGGATCGCGCTGGCCATGCTGGAGGCGTCGGACCTGGCCGTGTTCCTCCCTGACTATCAGGAGAGCCGGGGCGCCATGGTGGAATGGGCCTGGTGCCAGAGGACCGGGAAAGAGTGCGCCCTGTATCTGGACATGACGGGAGGCGGGGCAAAATGAGCCGGACGACCGCGCAGGTGTCCTTTCTGGATGAAATCATCGTGGACAGTTTCGCCGGCGGCGGCGGGGCCTCCACGGGGATCGAACTGGCCACCGGCCGCCCCGTGACCATCGCAATCAACCATGACCCTGACGCCATTTTAATGCACAAGACCAACCACCCGTACACCGAGCATTACCAGGCCAGCGTGTGGGACGTGGATCCCCGCGAGGTGTGCCAGGGCCGGCCGGTGGGCCTGCTGTGGGCCTCCCCTGACTGCAAGCATTTTTCCAAGGCCAAGGGGGGAAAGCCGGTAGACAAAAACATAAGGGGCCTGGCCTGGATCGTCCTGCGGTGGGCCGGAACCGTGGCGCCCAGGGTGATAATGCTGGAGAACGTGGAGGAGTTCCAGACCTGGGGACCTGTCCGAAAGGGACGCCCGGTGAAGTCAAAGGCGGGCCAGACGTTCCGCCGGTGGCTTTCCCAACTGGAGGCCCTGGGCTATGCCGTAGAATGGCGGGAACTGGTGGCGGCCGACTATGGAGCGCCCACCACGCGAAAGCGGTTTTTCCTGATCGCCAGAAGGGACGGGGAACCCATTGTGTGGCCGGAGCCGACCCACGCGCCGGCGGACACACCGGAGGTGCTGGCAGGCCGGAAAAAGCCGTGGAGGAGCGCGGCGGAGGTCATAGACTGGAGCCTGCCATGCCCGTCCATCTTCGACACACGGGAGGCCATCCGGGAGAAATACGGGCTTTCCGCCCAGCGCCCCCTCCGCCCCAATACCATGCGGCGGGTGATCCGTGGGGTGGACAAGTTCTCCATCAAAGCGCCGGACCCGTTCCTGGTGGTGGTGAACCATGCCGGAAACTTCCGGGGGCAGGACGCGGCGGACCCACTCCAGACGGTGACGGCAAAGCACGGGTATGGCGTCGCCTCCCCCGTCATGGCCCCGCTGACCATGCACAACAACGAGAACGCCACGGGGACCAAGATCACCGAGCCGGTGAACACGATCACAAGCAGCGGAGCGGGCGGCCATCAAATGGTGATCACACCGACACTAACGGCCATAGGGCAAACCGGGGGAGGTGAGCGGGGACGGAAAATCACGGAGCCGACGCACACCCAGGTTTCAAAGGCGGAGGAGTGCATGGTGGCGCCGGCCCTGATCCAGTACCACACCGAGCAGACCGAGAGAGTACGGGGCCAGGGAGTGGCGGACCCGCTTATGACCATTGACGCCTCCAACCGTTACGGCCTGGCGGCGGCCAGCCTGGTCAAATACTACGGGAGCGACCAGCATGGCCAGAGCGCCGGGGATCCGCTCCACACCGTCACCGCAAAAGACCGGGAGGGCGTCCTGGCGGCGAACCTGGCCAAGTTCTACGGCGGAGCATATACCGGGGAGGGGTCCAGAATGTCCGACCCGCTCCACACGGTCACGGCCGTGGACCACAACGCCATGACGGCCACCCACCTGGTCAAAATGAAGGGAACCAACCTGGGCGGCCCCATGTCGGAGCCGGTGCAGACCATCACCGCCGGCGGCGGCCACTTCGGCGTCGTCACCACCGTGGTGGCCAAGGCGGAGCGGGACGCGGATCTGAAACACTGGCCGGAGATCCGGGACCTGCTGAACACCTACTGCGGGTATCGCCTGGGGCCGGAGGACGTGATCCTGTTCGAGATCGGAGGCACGGCCTATTTCATGGCAGACATAGGATTGCGTATGCTGACGCCCCGGGAATTGTATATGGCCAACGGGTTCCCCCAGGACTACAAGATCGAGCGGGATTATACCGGGCGGGAGTACCCAAAGACCAAACAGGTGGCACGGTGCGGGAACGCGGTTCCCCCTCCCTTCGCCACGGCCCTGGTGCGGGCCAACCTGCCGGAGTGGTGCGGCGTCGAGATCAACACCATGGAGGAACTGGAAAAGGCGGTGGCGGTATAGCCGCCGGAAAGAAACGGAGGAAATCACATGGGCGTTATCGGGATCGGAGTGGGAACCGCCAAAATGGGGCGGATCTGCAAGGACAAGGCAGGGAACGTCACGGAGCAATCGACGGCCCGGTGGGACGCGGACCCCACCGGCGGATCGGTGGCGATCTGGCCAATGGACCCGGAGAAGATGGAACCGAGCGGGCCGGCGGAGGTGTACGGCGACTGGGACGCGGCCGCCTATCTCCGCCGGGTGGTGGAACTGATCCACCCAAACCGGCAGATCAACATACCGGACCTGGAGGCCATGATCCGAGCCGCCGCAAAGGCCGGGGAGGATATTTGTACCTACTGCCCGGACTACAACTGCCGGGACTGTATCGTGAATGAGTGGAAGGAGGATCCAGACGATGAATGACCAGGTTATTTTGAGCGTGGCCAAGAAAAACGGCGGCCTGGAAGTGACCACCGGGGGAACCGGGCAAGACCAACTGAACGCCATCCGGGTGGCGGCCGCCGCGACGTTTCGGGTTTTGCATGGAGCGCGGAACCTGCCGGAGGAAATGGCGGCCGGGGTGATCTCCGCCGCCGTCCTGGATGGGATCCAGGAGGCTATGCGGAACGACGGAGGAATGAGGGAGATTACCCTGGAACGGAGCAGGAAGTGAGGCGGAGCCATGAGAGAGAAAAAGAACCTGCGGCGGGTCACTCTCCTGGTGACGGCGCAGACCGCCTACAACCTGGACAGGCTGGCCACCATGTGCGGGTATCGGGAGCCGGGCCACGTCGTGGATAAACTGGTCCGTGAGAAAATGCTGGAACTGAACGGAGGTAAACGCCATGAACGAAACGAAAATTGACTGGGCGGAAATGTCCTGGAACCCCGTCACCGGGTGCCGCCATGGGTGCCCCTACTGCTACGCCAGGAGAACCGCGCACCGCTTTGACGCCGGCCTGGAGGACCACGCAAGCACGGACGGCCTCCACGTCCTGGAGGAGAAGATCAAGGGGACGCCGTACCCCTACGGGTTCGAGCCAACCATGCACCGCTACCGGCTGAACCAGCCGGAGCGGAAGAAAGAGGGCCGGACCGTCTTTGTGTGCAGCATGGCGGACCTGTTTGGCCGCTGGGTGCCGACGGAGTGGATCAGGGACGTGGTGGACGCCTGCCAGAGAGCGCCCCAGCACAGATACCTGTTTTTGACGAAAAACCCCGCCCGATACCTGGAACTGGACCGGGTGGCCCTCCTCCCCCATGCGGAAAATTTCTGGTACGGGGCCACGGTGGCCAATGAGGACGCGGCGGCCATGTACCCCATGCCCTGGGCGAATATCAACACATTCTGGAGCATGGAGCCGCTGCTGGGGCCGGTGGACATGAGCGCGGCGGAGGGCCTGCCCCAGTGGGTGATCCTGGGGGCCGAAACCGGGAACCGGATGGACAAGGTAAAGCCGCGCCGGGAATGGGTGGACCAGATCGCGGAGTTTTGCGCGGAAAACGAAATCCCGGTTTTCTACAAGGACAATCTGCGGGCCTACTTCCCGGACCTCCCACCCTCCGCCCTCCCCTGGAGCAACCAGGAGAGCGCGACAACCGAGTGGGCCGCCCATTTCATGGGCCGTTTTGAAAGGCAGGTGTGAGCCGTGGAGAAAATCAAAATCGGGTACACGGTGGAAAAAGAGCGGTGGCTGGAGGCGGCCAACAATCTGTATGAGTTTGGCCAGATCATGGCGCGGAACCTGCGGAAAATGAACAGGGACGGACGCGGACAGGAGGACGCGGACGATCTCACGGCGGACATTATGCTGGCCTGTACGGCAATCGGCTATGTGGCGGAGTTTGCCGTGGATAAATGCCGGTTTATGCCTGTGCGAGGAAATGAAAAAGGCAAAGGAAAGGGGCGTTGACCATGCGGGCGGTGCTTATGAGCATAAAACCGGAGTGGTGGGAGAAGATCCTGACCGGAGAAAAGACCATGGAGATCCGCAAGACCGCCCCAAAGGGCGGAGCGGGAGCGCCAAAACCGTGGCCTATGCTGGTGCTGGCCTATGTCAGCGGAACCGGGGGCGTCCAGGGGCAATTTCTCTGCAACGGGTGGACAAAAACAAACCTGCTGGCCACGATGGTGGATCAATCCTGTGTGCCGCTGGAGGATCTGGAGGCATACGCCGGTGGGCCGGGAAGAAAACTGTGCGGGTGGATGGTAAGAGAGCCGCAGAAATACGATACTCCAAGACCGCTGGCGGAGTTCGGCCTAAACCGGCCGCCCATGTCATGGAAGTACATCGAAATACCAGAAACGGAGGGTTAAGCCGTGAAAGAATATCTGCGGGCGGTGTGTCTGTGTGCGGCCATCGTTGTGGCGGTCCTTTTCGCCACGGGCATGGTGTGGTACGGGTATCTGGTGACGGCCGCGCTTTTTGGGCTGACGCGAGGAGAAACGGCGACCGCCGCCCTGGGGATCGCGCTGGTGGCCGGGGCCGTCAAGGCATACCGAGAGCGGAGGCGCCAGGGCGTGAGGAGAGAGGCCATAGAAAAGACGATCCAACTGTGGGAGGCCCTTATGGCAAAACAGCGGTATGAAATGCCGCCGGAGGAGTGGCGGCGCCTGCAGCCGTTCTACGTCCTGACCGTCGAGGCGCTGAAAAACGAGCGGGACAGGGCAGCAAAACGCGGAGGAGCGAAAAAGAGCCAGGAAACCGGCGGGGGTTCGTAAAATGGCCATCAACATTTCCGACCTGCCGCCGAAATACCAGGCCCAGGCCGTGAAAAAGTACATGGAACAGCAGGCGCGGCGGGGGCTTATGCCCTCCGCCGCCGTGCAGGATCCCGAGAAGGTGAACAAGTACCGGAACACACCCACCACACGGGTGACGCCCTCCGGGGCCGTCCTCCGGTTCGACAGCCAGAAAGAGGCCCGCCGGTATGACTTCCTGATCGAGCGGGAGCGGCGCGGGGAGATCCGGGACCTACGCCTGCAGGTTGACTTCACCCTCCAGGAGGCATACACGGACACGGAGGGCCGCCGGGTGCGGGCCATCCGGTACAGAGCTGATTTTACATACCACGAGGGCGCCCAGGGGGTGCAAGTGGTGGAGGACGTAAAGAGCCGCGCCACACGCACCAGGGAATACGCCATGAAAAAGAAGTTGCTAAAGGACCGTTTTGGAATTGACATAACCGAGGTGTAACCATGAGCATGACAAGGGGCACGAACCCGGAGCGGGAGGCCGTCAAAGAGTACCTGCAGCAGTACCATGACGCCAAAGTAAAAAAGCGGATACTGGAGGAGCGCCACCGCACCCTATCTGCCGAACTGCGGGACCCGGGCGTGGGATCCACATACAGGACCATGCCGACCGCAAAAAGGCAGGCCAGGGAGGGCGGGGCCGTGTCCCTTGTGTACCGGATCTCCGAGGTGGAGGACCGGATCGACCAGCAACGGGAGGCCATGGCCAAGGCCGTCCTGCACGTTATGGACGTGATCGACATACTCCCCCAAAACTCCATGGAGCGCACCGTGGTGGAAATGCGGCACATCGACTGCAAGCCCTGGGAGAAGATCGCCCAGGCCGTACACATGAGCCGGTCCCGCGTATTTGACTACTACAACGCCGCCCTGGACACCCTGCTGGCCTGTAAGCGCACGGGGAAACTGGTGGGGGAATACATGGCCGGCAAAGAGAAAAACAAGCGCGGATAAAAGATCGGACGCCATCGGACTTTTTACTGTGCTATATTGATAGCATGGAAATCGGGAGGGCCACCAGGGAAACGCCTGGCGGCCCTCCCCTTTCCATACCAGAGCCGGGCGGAGCGTAGGCGCGGGGGCTTTCCTCCTTTCACCCCGCAGCGTCCGCAGTACCAGAGCGGACGCAGCCCGGCAACCACATGGCCATGGGCGTCATACCATGGGCGCCCATGGCCTCCCCTCTCCGAAAAATGAGAGGGCGCCCACCCGTTTGGGTCCTTCCCAGGGGGTGCGACCGTGCGGGGCGCGGAAGGCCCGGCGTTTTTCTCCAAGAAAATCCCTGAAAAACGGGCCGTTACGTTACGCATTGACGCGCCGGCCGGAGCAATCGGGAGGCACCCACCCCCTAAAGGGGGTGAGGCCCGAAAAAATCCAGAGGAAACGAGGTCAAAAAAACGAAATCCACCACCAGGCGGAAAGCGAAACCGGCGGGGCCATCCGGCCGGCGGCGGAAAAGGGGGTGCTGCAGGTGGCGGGAACGACGAAAAAAACAGCGCCAAAGAGGTCCACGACGCCGGCGGTGCTGACCGGGACGGTGCCGGAATGGGCCAATTCCACCGCCATCGCCCAACTGCTGGGGAAAACCACCCGGCGGGTCCAGCAGTTGACCCAGGACGGGATCCTGGAAACCGAGGTCCCGCCCGGCGGCGGGGCCAGGAAGTACCGGACCTGCGAAACGATCCAGCGGTATATCGCCCACGTGGAGCAAAAGGCCCAGGAGATCGGAGAGGGCGGCCGCCTGGCGGAACTGAACCTGAAAAAACTGGAGGCGGAGGTGGCCCTGAAAGAGAGCCAGGGCAGCCTCCACCGCCTGAAAACCGCCATAGCGGAGGGGAAATACCTGCCGGCGGAGCAGGCCACCGAGGAACTGGCGGAGTTTATGGCGGCCTTTCAAAAGTTCGCCATGACGATCCCGGCCCGCATGGCCGGGGCCATGTCCGGGTATGCGGACGCCATCACGATCCGCAACGCACAAAAGGCCATCCGCAAGGAACTGGAAACCATGCTGACGGCCTATGTGGACGCCATGCAGGCGGAGGACCCGCCGGAGGCCGCGCCGTGAGGAAGTACCGAGTAAAACCCTACAAGGTGCCCCGGTGGATGGTGCCGGCCATTGAGATCCTGCGGCCAAGGGAACGGGTAAGCACATCCGCATGGGCGGAGCAGAACCGGGTCCTGCCAAACGGAAACGCCATACCAGGGCCGTGGCGGAACAACGTCACCCCGTACCTGGTGGAGATCATGGACGCCTTTTCCGACGAAACCACGGAAAAGATCGTCTTTGTCAAGCCCACGCAGGTGGGCGGCACCTCCGCCATGGAGAACGCCCTGGGGAGCCTGATAGACCAGGATCCGGCGCCGGCCATGTTCGTGTACCCTTCAGACGAACTGGCAGAGCGCACGGTGGAGGCGAAACTGGAGCCAATGATCCGCCAGTGCAAGGCCCTGGCGGAGAAGTACCGGGAGCATGACAGCAAGCGCCTGGCCCTAAAGTTCCGGGATATGATCGTCTACCTGACCGGAGCCAACAGCCCGGCCAGCCTGGCCTCCACCCCGATCCGATACCTGTTCCTGGATGAAGTAGACAAATTCCCGGGGGCGACCAAAAAAGAGGCCGACCCCGTATCCCTGGCCATTGAGCGCACAAAGACATTTTTCAACCGCAAGATCTTTATGGCCTCCACCCCGACCCTGAAAACCGGGCCGATCTGGAAAGCCAAGGAGGAGGCGGACGCGGAAAAACACTACTTTGTGCCGTGCCCCCATTGTGGGGAATTTATCGAACTGAAATTCGCACAGATCAAGTGGCCCAGCAAGGACGACGTGCCGGACCAGGCGGAGCGGGCCGAAATGGCCACATACGTGTGCCAGGCGTGTGGGTGTATCATCACCGACCGGGACAAGGCGGCCATGCTCCAGGCGGGCCGGTGGCAGATCGTCCGGCAGACCACGACGACACCCAAAAGCGTGGCCTACTGGATGAATACCCTGTATTCACCGTTTACCAGGTTTTCCGACATCGCCCGGGAGTTCATGCGGGCCAAGGAAGACCCGGAACTGCTCCACAACTTCGTCAATTCGTGGCTGGCGGAGCCGTGGGAGGACACCAAACTGAAAACCAACGCCGAAATGGTCATGGAGCGGCAAACGGAGGTTCCGGCCTGGTCCCTCCCGGCGTGGACAAAACTGCTGACCGGCGGGATCGACGTGCAGGAAAATTGCCTGTACTGGGTGATCCGAGCATGGGGCGACTTTATGACCTCCCAAAACGTGGCCCATGGCCAGGCGCTTTCCATGGCGGAAGTGGAACGGATTATGAATACCGAGTTTTCCCTGCCAGACGGCGGAAAGGTCATGGTGGACCTGGCCCTGATGGACAGCGGAGACCAGACCGACGCGGTGTATGAGTTCTGCACCATGAACATGGACTGGGTGCGGCCCTGTAAGGGCGTCCCGTCCCTCCAGGGCCATTACAAGATCTCCACCGTGGACAAGGCCGGGAGCCGGGCCAACGGTATGCAACTGGTCCTTGTGGACGGCGGCAAATACAAGGACATGATCGCCGGGCGCATGAGGCGGCCAAACGGGAACGGATCCTGGATGGTGCATAAAGACTGTGATCTGGAGTATGCGGAGCAGGTCACGGCGGAGCATAAGATCACCGAGCGGGCCGCCGGAAAAGAGGTTCAGCGGTGGGTGCTGAAATCCTCCCACGCGGACAACCATTACCTGGACTGCGAGGTGTACGCGGCGGCGGCCGCCGACGTGCTGGAGGTCCGGTCCCTGTTCCTGAAAAACCCGGACCGAGCGGAGGAGCAGGCGCCAAAGCCGGCACCGCCAAAGCCGCAGCCGGCACCGGAGGAAACATGGATCCAGCAGAATGAAAACTGGTTCTGACAGGAGGCAATCATGGAACTGGACAACACAACAGCGGCCCCGGCGGAACTGCTGGAGCAGGTCAACAAGGCGATCACCACCGTGCTGGTGGGCGGGCAATCCTACCGGATCGGCAGCCGCCAACTGACGCGGGCGGACCTGGCCATGTTGAAAACCCTCCGGGACGACCTGGAGGCGCAACTGGCGGCCGACGAAAGCGGCCCCCTGCTGGGGCGCACCTACATGGCATTTTTCGAGGGGAGGTAAAGCGGTGAGTTTCATTGACAGCATGATCGCGGCCGTGTCCCCAAAGAAAGCATACGAGCGGGAGGCGTGGCGCCAAGGGCTGGAGGCCATGCGCGGGTATGACGCGGCCGGGTTCGGCCGGATCAATTCCGGGTGGAGGGCACACAACGAGAGCGCGGAGATCACAGACCGATACAGCCGGGACGTGGTACGCGCCCGCGCCCGGGACCTGGAGCGGAACAGCGACATTCTCCAGGCCGTGGTCCTGGCCTACAAGCGCAACGTGGTGGGAAAGGGCTTTACCCTCCGGGCAAGGACCGGGGACGACGACCTGAACCGCCAGATCGAAAAACTGTGGCGTCAATGGTGCAAGGCCAGAAACTGCGACGTGACCGGGGAGCAATCCTTTACCGAGATCCTACGCATGGCCGTGGAGCGCAAGAAGGTGGACGGCGGGATCCTGTTCCTGTTCCGCCACACCTCCGGCGGCGTGGTGCCGTTCAAGTTGCAGGCCATTGAGGTGGACGAACTGGACGTGACACAGAGCGCCCCGCACCGGCAGGGAAACCGTGTCGTGGGCGGGATTGAATATAATTCCTGGCGCCGGCCGGTGGGCTACTGGATCCAGCAATATGATCTGGAGGGGTGGCGCCTGCTGCAGCCGATCTACATTGACGCCAAGGACGCCTATTTCCTGAAATCGAAACGGCGGCCCAGCCAGATCCGGGAAATGTCGGATATGTCCCACACGATCACCAGGATCCGGGACGTGAACGAGTTTATAAACGCGGTATCCGTCAAGGAGCGGATCGCGGCCTGCCTGGCGGTGCTGATCAAAAAGACCATTCCGACCGGGACAAGCCTGGGGCGGTCCGGGGTTCGCGGGCCGGACGGCCGCGTGGACTACGCCGGCAAGAAACTGGGGCCGGGCATGATCATGGAAATGGGCGCTGGCGACGAGGCCCAGGTGGTGGATCCCAAGGGAGCGGCCACCGACGCCACCGCGTTCCTGAAAGTTCAGCAGGGACTGATCGGCGCGGGCCAGGGATTGAGTTATGAGGCGGTGTCCCGCGACATGAGCGGGTCCACCTACTCCTCCGCCCGGCAAAACGCCATCGAGGACGAGGACACATACGCGGAGGACACGGAACTGCTGACGGAGTTCATGTCCGAGGTGTACGAGCAATTTATTATTTCGTGTTATCTCTCCGGGGTGATCACCTTCCCCGGGTTTTGGGATAAAAAGGCGGAGTATATGGCCCATGACTGGGTGAAATCCCCGAAAAAGTGGATTGACCCGGCCAAGGAAAGCACCGCCGACAAAACCGCCCTGCAGAGCGGGCAAAAGACCTACCAAGAGATCTGCGCCGAGCGGGGCAAGGACTGGCGCCAGGCCATCGACGAAACCGCCGAGGTCCTGGAGTATGGCCGAGAAAAAGGCATTGAGATGGGAGGTGTAATTTTTGGAAATGGAACGGCAGCAGCCCAGCAGAACGCCGGAGGGCAACCGCCCCAGGGATAAGGACCATGGCACCAGGAGCATGGGCCAGATCCTTTCCCGGGAGGACCAGCCCCAGGAGAGCAGACGCCGGACAATCAGTTTTTCCAGTGAGGAGCCATACCGGCGCTTTTTCGGCATGGAGATCCTGGACCACGGGGAGAACGCGGTGGACCTGTCCCGCCTGAACAGCGTGGGCGTTCTCCTGTTCAACCACAACACCGACAAGGTGGTGGGAAAGGTGATCCGGGCCTGGGTGGAGAACCACCGGGGCATGGCAGAAGTGGAGTTCGACACGGACGACGACGCCGAAAAGATCTTCGGGAAAGTGCGGTCCGGCACACTGAAAACCACGTCCGTGCGGTATAGCGTGGACGCCTGGGAGGAAGTGGTGGCCGGGAAACAATCTGCGGATGGGCGATTTACCGGCCCTTGCCAGATCGCCCGGAAGTGGACGCCGCTGGAGGTGTCCGTGGTGTCCGTGCCTGCGGATCCCACTGTGGGAGTGGGACGGGCCGACACGGGCCAGACGTGCGCCCCCCTCTCCGTGTATGAGCGACAGATCCAAGCAAACAAAAATCTGATTTTCAACAGGAGGTAAGAAAAACCATGAATGAACTGCAGAAAGCCCTTGCCCGCCAGCAGGAACTTGTGACCCTGGCCCGCAACGAGGGCCGGGACCTGACCGCCGAGGAGCAGGCGGAGTTCGACCGCTGCCAGGCCGTGATCGACGCCGGCAACGAGGGCGGAGAGGCCGGCGGCCAGCCCGCCGGCGGTGAGCGCGGCGCGGAGAACGGCGGCCAGGGCGCCCCGGCCGGCACCAACCAGCCCAGCGTGGCAGACACGCAGAGAGCGATCCAGGCGGAGCGCCAGCGCACCGCCGACATTATGGCCCTGTGCCGCCAGACCGGCATGGACGCGGAGGAGTATATCCGCGGCGGCGCCACCATGGACACCGTGCGGGCGGCGGCCGTGGACTTCCTGATCCAGCACAACGGCCCCGTGGGCGCCAGAATGTCCGACAACAGCCGGGAGCAGGACAACTTCCGCCAGGCGGCCGTGGACGGCCTGCTTATGCGTAGCGGCATGGAGGTGGAGCGCCCCAGCGAGAACGCGGAGCAAATGCGCGGCCTGTCCCTGCGCGATCTGGCCATTGAGTGCATGGCCCGGGAGGGCCTGGGGACCACAGCCTCCCTTCTCCGTATGTCCAAGGACGACCTGTGGAACATGGCCTGCCGCCAGTTCTTCAACCCCACGGCGGCCTTCCCCGCGATCCTGGACAACACGATCCGCAAGGCCATTGTGCAGAGATACCAGGCCGTCCCCACCACCTTCCAGGTGTGGACCACCAAGGGCAGCGTGACCGACTTCAAGCCCACCAAGGATCACGAGTACCTGGCCGGCGGTGCCGGCGAGTTCCTGCGCGTGGGTGAGGGCGGCGAACTGAAACACGACACCCCGCAGACCGAACTTCTCCCCCAGCGCCAGGTGGCAACCTACGGCCGCCAGTTCTCCATGACCCGGGAGGCGTTTATCAACGACGACGTGGGCTTTATCACCCAGGTGCCCGGTATGTACGCGGCCTCCGCCAAGCGCACGATCAACAAGCAGGTGTATTCCATCCTGTTCAACAACCCCACGATCTTCGACGGTGTGGCCCTGTTCCACGCCAACCACAACAACCTGATCACCACCGGCGCGGCCCCGTCCATCGAAACCCTGCAGGCCATTATGATCAAACTGCTGAACCAGAAGGACCCCTTCGGGGACAGCATTATGGTGCAGCCCCGGTACATCATCGTGCCCGTGGGTTACGGGTTCCTTATGTCGCAGATCCTGGAAACCGCGCAGATCGACGTGGACGGGATCGGCAGCCACACCGCAAACGCCCTGTATCAGTACCGGAACCGCCTGCAGGTGATCGAGGAGGGCACCCTGAACGCCCTGGCCGGTTCCAACGCGGTGCCCTGGTTCGTCGCGGGCGATCACACCTATGCCCGTTCCATCCAGGTGGACTACCTGAACGGCCAGGAAACCCCGACCATTCGCCGCATGGAGGTGGCCGGCCAACTGGGCTATGTGTGGGACATTTGGCTGGACTGGGGTATCACCGCCGTGGACTTCCGTGGTATTGCCAAGAACCCCGGAACCACCATCACGCTGTAAGGCAGTAAGGAGGTAAAACAGATATGAGCGCGAAATACTGGCAGAGAGGCGAAACCATCGACTACACCCCCACCGACGACCTGGCAAACGGTGACGTGGTGGACCTGGCCACCCGGATCGGCGTGGCCGGGAACGACATTCCGGCCGGCGAAACCGGCGCGGTCCACGTCGTGGGCGTGTTCGAGATCCCCAAGGCCACCGGCGCCGTCACGGTGGGCCAGGCCCTTTACTGGGACAAGGCGGCGGAAAACATCACCACCGCAGCGGGCAGCAGCCCGGCGAACACCCCGGCAGGCTGGGCCGTGGCGGCGGCCGGGTCCAGTGACGCCACGGTGCTGGTGAAACTGCTGGGCTAAAGGAGGGTCAGGCCATGAAAGGATTGATTGCAAAGCGGCCGATCCTGTACCGGGGCCGTATGTATCGGGACGGGGAGAACCTGCCCGGCGACGACACCAAAATGGTGGCCGCATGGCTGGAGAACGACAGCGCGGAACTGTGCGGAACGGAACAGGACACCGCCCTGGGAGGCCGGGAGGCGGCCCAGGAGCCGCCCAGGGAGCCGGAGAGCGCCCTGGAGGTATCCGGGGATACCGAGAGCCAGAGAGCGGCAGACGGCGGCCAGGAGGCCCAGGAACAGGCCGGAGAGGGCGAAACCGGAGGCATGATCGCCGGGCACCTGGATCCCAAAGACCTGGAGGGCCTGAAAAAGGCTGACCTGGAGCGCATGGCCAACGATATGGGCCTGGATATTTCCAAGGCCAAGACCAAGGCGGACCTGATCGCCGCGATCACGGCGGCGGAAGTCTACGCCCCCGCAGAGGATGAAAACGGGGGTGCCCTGTAATGGGCGCCCCCTCCTTCAAGGACTGCGTGGCGGCGGATATTCACGGCGTATTCCTGAATACCCAGGAATTTGCAGACACCCACACCATCGACGGCCGGAAAATGGACGCGGTGGTGGACGACGACGCCCTGCTGGAGCGGGACGCGGCCCGGGGAGGCGTCCACACGGATGGGACATACCGGACGCGGCGCCTGCTGTATGTGGATAAAGCCGACTACGGCGGGCGGCCCATGTCGGGCAAGATCCTGAACCTGGACGGCCGGGAGTATCGCGTGGTACAGGCAGACGAGGCGGCCGGCGTCCTGACCATTGAAATCGAGGCGATCCGCACATGATCCATATCGAGGTTGACACCCAGGCCGAAATTGAAAAAATAGCAAAAAGGCTGGAATGGCAGGCCATAAAAGCCCCAGACGTTCTTCGCCTGTCCATCAACGCGGCGGCCAGAAAGGTCCGAAAGCAGATCCCGGACAACGTGGAGGACGCCTATACCATCGATCCAAGTGTGTTGAAAGACCGGAAAAGGGGCGCCCCGACCGTCCAGACGGCAAAGCCGGGAAACATTATGGCGGTGATCCGTTCAAAAGGCCCAGTAAATGAGTTATCAGACTTTCTGACAGAGGAAGGGAGCCGCGGCGTTAAAACAAAGGTTCGCAAAGACGGCGGGAAAAAACTGCTGGAGCGCGCCGGGGCAACGGCCTTTAAGGTGACGTTCAGAAGTACACACATGGCCATAGCACAACGGAGGATAGGAGAAACCTATACAACGAGCGGGGCTGCGGACCGTGTGGAAAAATACGGTATGCCACGACGCGGACAATGGCCGGATATGACCAGAATTAAGGTGCTGACCGGCCCCTCTGTACCCAGCATGATGGGAAACGAGGAAGTGCAGGAACGGACAAGAACCATTCTTTACGACGTTCTGGACAGAGAGATTGAAAAGAGAATTGAAAAAACCATTCAGGGAAAATAAAAGCGGCCCCGAGCGGGGCCGCCGAAAGAACCTTATACGCTGGGAACAAGTTGAACCTGGACGCCATCAATGGTGAGCGTCGTACCTTCCGGGAGGTCAATGTTTTTGTACTCCGGTTCGTACATATCCATCAATTCGTTTTGATCTTCGGTCCCCATGATCGCATTGATCCCACCGTCGTACAGATTGCTGGAACTGACATTCCCGCCGCCGCTGACGGCCACAATGTTATACACACCGGCAGGGAAATCTTCACCGGCCACAAAGTTGCCGTTGCCAAGTTCCACCGTTTCGGTGATCTCCTGATCGCGGGGAGTCAACGGGGCGCCGCTGGCGTCGTCACAGGTAAGGCGGACCGTCACGCCGGAAATGGACAGCACCACGCCCTCCGGCAGGTCAATGTTGCTGTACTCCTGTTCGTACATATCCACCATTTCGTTTTGATCCTCCGTCCCCATGACGGCATTGATCCCGCCGCTAAAGGCGTTGCTGGAACTGACGTTCCCGCCGCCGCTGACGGCTACAATGTCGTAAGTACCGGCCGGGAAATCAATGCCAGCGGTATAGTTGCCGCTGGAAAATTCCTGGTCAACGGTAATCGGTTCGGGATCGGCGGGAGGGGTGGAGGGGTCCTGGGGGGGACCTTCGGAGGCGGCGG